CCCGGGGAGCTCCCCTCTTGCTAGGCAAGAGGGGTGATACTTCAGTGTATCATCCTTCGATTTGAGGAGTTTATGAGGTGCAAGTACCATTTCTGTTTAACCAATATGGAACGTTTTCGGCGCCTAAGAAGAAATATACTCGGAGCCTTTATAGGGTTTCGAATAATCTTCCTTGGGCAACTCTGAATTCGAACCAAATTTGGTATCAGACGGTGCGTGCATCACATACCTCAAATCCCATCTACTTGTTAGATGGAATCACTCCATGGCGCGACAAGTCATCTTACAGGCGTTATGCCCGTTGGATTGATGCCGCCGTGAACGGAACCTATTATGTTGGAAATTTCACTCGCTATGCGAAAGATTCTCCAATATTCCCATATGATTGCACTAGTGCTCTCACATTGGGTGGTTCTAACGAGGCCTGGGGTTCTGCGACTGATTTAACACCTACTACTGATCACGGTAAAATCGCTAACGCGAAGAATACTGCGACAGTGAAGGCGCTTAATGATCTCGCTTCCCAGAAATCTACCATGGGTGAAAACCTAGCAACAATGGTCCAAACTGTAGACTCTGTTGCCGATATTGCCACGGACGTACTCGAAGTAATTCGTGCACTACGTGGCCTTCGTCGCGGTCGCCTTCCAAATATTAAAAACCTGAACGTACGAGCTTTAAAACGGCTTGTTACTGACAGGAAATTGGAAAAGCGTATCGCGAACTATTGGCTTGCATACTGGTATGGCTTTAAACCGCTGTATCAAGATGCTGAGGGGCTTATTGAAGTAATTCAAGACGCCTATGTCAATCCACTTTTAGTCCATGGTCGTGGCTTCTCCACAGTAACAGTAACGGATTCGTTCGATACTGGCTACTTGGGGTCGACAAAACCTGGGCTTCACGTGTTTGACAGCACTAAAATACAGTTCTACACTACTCTTACGGGTAAAATCCGTGGGAATAGCGGGAATATAGTCCGTGCACTTAATCGTGCAGGACTAGCAAACCCAGCCTCATTGGCCTGGGACTTGCTCCCTTTCAGCTTTGTAGTTGATTGGGTTGTTCCGGTCGGGGATACGCTTAACGCGTTCTCCGCACCTATCGGTTTGGACTTCGTGGATGGTTCTGATACCCATCGTTGGGATAGAGATTGCTACTTTACAATTAGCAATCAATATCAAAAAGATGGCCCTCAACCTCAGACTAATCTTTATCAGTCTGGGTTTATAAGGGATAAGTTGGTGTCATTTCCGACACCTTCTCTTGTAACTAAACCATTCTTCAAGGGAGCTTCGCGATGGGCAACTATTGCTGCTCTCATCTCTAACCTCACTCGCGGTCTTTGACTTCTTGTGAGTAGAACCAGAAGGTTCTTAACTGCGATGGACAGACTCCATCATTCATAATAGGAGGCAGATATGCCAGCTATTAACAGCGTGGTCCTCACAGACCGCGAATCCACTCCGGTTGATCATACCTTCGCACCAGTCGGTCGCGAAGATGATGGCGGTCGGTACATTGAGGCGGATTTGTCACCCTTGGGTGATAATACGCTTACGATTATTCCCCGAACGACCCCTTCTGGGCGTCGCAAGGTGGATATATCGCTCAGTGTTCCTACACTCGTAGCTGAGACTATCAATAGTGTCGTTGTGTACACTGTTGCAAGGACAGCCCGGGCCAAGGTCTCTTTGGACTTTGACCAGGCTACCACGCAGCAGGAACGTGACAACATTATGGGTATGTTGGAAGACGCCCTTGGCGCTTCCACGGCTCAGGTCAACGACGTTGTTGTTGACGGGGAAATGATCTATTAAAATCCGTCGACTTGATTCTTCATCAGGTCTAAAGATTAAAATGGATTAATTTCCTTTTACGAATAGGAGTAAATCATGACTGATTACACCGACCAGAGAAAGAAGCGCATCCGTAAGGATCGCAATTCTTTACTCTCCTTCGACATCCTACCGATAATACAGGAATGGTTGAATGACCTTCCTGTCTCACCGAAGACATCTTACCTTAAAAATCAGGTGTTTTCGAAATTTGTCTCCTCAGAAACTGATCCTGCGGAAGTCCGTAAGGATCGAGCTGTTGAAAAATGGCTTGCCACAGAGGCGGTTAACGCTGAGACGAATGAACGTCTAATGTCAACCCCCGAGGAAGCTGTATTGCTTCCCTCGGTACGCTTTGGTACGTTCTGTGATAAGGTACGCGACTTCATCGTGGGCATCATCGGCGACCTCCCTAAGGATCCCTTTTACGGGGTATTCTCTGGGGGTGCGACGACGAGCCGGAACAGACGATTCAGCCATCCAGCTGAAAAGTTTGTCGGAGAAGCACACGTTACACGTGCATGCTTAAGCATGTTGGACGATTTGTCCTTAGAGTTTCCTGTATGGGATTCGCTAGGCTTTCCTTCCTTTAACGAGGTTAAGGGTAGTCACATGTTTACCGTTGAAAAGAGCACATCTATAGATAGGGTTGCTTGTAAAGAACCCGATCTGAATATGTACTTTCAGCGGGGATTAGGATTACAACTTAGTTCTCGTCTCGCACGGGTAGGTAATGATCTTCGTGATCAAAGCCGAAACCGTAACTTGGCGAGGAAGGGCTCATTGGACGGGTCCTTAGCTACTATTGATCTCAGTAGTGCTTCGGATTCCATTTCATATGCCCTTGTTGAACTCCTTCTCCCTCCCATCTGGTTTAGCTGTTTGAACACCGTGAGGTGTACTCACACGCTATTACCTAATGGGGATTGGCACCGATGTGAAATGTTCTCGTCGATGGGTAATGGTTTTACGTTTGAGCTGGAGAGCTTGCTCTTCCTTGCTCTTGCGCGGGCCACTGCCTATTTTACGGGAACAAAAGGTGTCATTAGTGTCTATGGGGACGATATAATCTGCCCCACAGCGCTCTTTGAGCCATTACGTCATGTGTTGTTCTACTTTGGGTTCTCATTGAACTTGGAGAAGAGCTTTCACACTGGTAGCTTCCGCGAAAGTTGCGGCGGTCACTATGACAATGGCAATGACATCACACCCTTCTTTATCCGAAGGCCGGTTGATCGACTCACTGAGTTGATTCATTTACTCAATTCCATTCGGAATTGGGCCGGTCTCGATTCTCCTCCAGTCCTCGATGAGGATTGTTGGGTAATCTGGAGCTTGCTTTCTGAGCTTGTTCCTCGGAGTTTAAAGGGTGGCTATTTTGCGACAGCTGGAAAATTCCAATTAGTGTCACCGGACCTTCCTCGCAAGAGGTTGGAACCGTTAACATCTAAAAAGAAGCTTCCAGTTGAAGGAGAGTACCTTCAAAAGTTGAACTCATTCGTTGAGCGAACTTCTGTTGGTTATCTTTCTTCTACCGAAGACAAAATAGTTCATGGTAAGTGTAAGATGATTAGAGTCGATATTTCTCCTTTTGAGGAGTCCCCCAACCTCTTCATGGAAGAGATTGAAGGCCTCGATTTGTCTTCACCAACCACTCAACAAAGCACTG